AACAAATCTAGAGGGTCAATGCCCCATGGGAATCGACCTGGACGCAAGTCCAAACTGGTAAGTGGGTTTTGGATAAAGTACAAGAGCCCGGAGGTGACGAATCTCCACCCAGGATTGCATTTGAACCAGTTCCACGTCTGCACTGTGACGTGCGAGTACCAGCCACTGAATTCGGGCAAGGAGCCCGCATGACTGTCCATCAGGAAAACGGAGCCACGTTTAAGTGACCTCTTCACCTTCAGGTACAGCCTACTTAGCAGCTTCTCCACAGCAGCCCGGTTACGGTAGGCAACCATTGCCAGGCATGCGCAGAGGAAAGCCCCACGGAATCCCGTCCCACCACTAGGAGGGGGTCCAAAGGCTCTCTTTGCTGCTTCGTTGATCCTCAGCGAACCGGGGATCAGGGACTTGTACATTTCAACCTCTGCCCTGTCGTTAAACGCCATCACCACAAAGGCTAATTTTGCAGCAACGACACCCCGACAACTGGGGTGGACAAGAGGAGAGCGAGCGACGATGACTTCGGAGTGGCGCATCAGGGACCGGAGCAATTCCGGTGTGCGCTCACGCCCAGCAGCCTTTGGGTACAGTTCTTGGACTAAGTCCTGAGGCACCGCAACAATCGGCCCTGTTAAAAGCCGACCGGCGGAGTATGGAAGAATCCCAACGCTATCAGCAATGGATACACAAGCATCGGTGAATGCACTCGTTGGAGAACTGTTGACTAAAGGTGCGTCAATCGTGTAGAACGTTTGGCCCCACAGATAGAAGTTGAGACATTTGCCGATAAAGCTCAAATTCGACCCTGCACTGAACTGCTTGAGTTCAGGAAGACCATCGCCACTCACATAGTACGCCAAATTCCCAAATTCAGCGACAATTTTGCACGAGTACAGGCGCTCCAGATCCACTGTGGAAACACGGTCACCGCCTGGAAACCGTAAGTGAATCTTAGCACCTCGCACCGCATGCTGGTCAAAGATCCCGTCCTGGGCAGCAACTTCAGCAGTCCACGATAGACCAGCTTCAGCGCCCCGTAGGCACGTTCT